CTTGGGACTAGAATTGGCGAACCATATTGTTGAAATGAAAATTTTAATCAATACAGGTGGTCAACCTAGGCCTTTTGATCGCGCAATTATCACTACGCTAAGTTGTTTCAGAACTTTGAGTCCAAAACGCTGGATTCCAAACTTTAAGACTCTGACTGACCCCTTTATTGGGGAAAGCCAGACTTTTAGTCGGGAAGACATTGTTAGGGCTTTAAAGTCAATGGGGGCTTTTGAGTTTAATTTTAAACTTAGTAAGCCTACATTTTTCTGATCTAACAAAGCTGGTGTTAATGCTAGGTTCTCCTATTTAAGTAGTGGTTTGGACCTTGTTGCAATGATGAGAAGCCCGCGTATCTGGATGGGACATGTAAAGTTTGCGTGACACCACAGTTTTTACTGATATTTGTTTGTGTTTTTAACACTAACTTTCTTATTTATTCCTTTCCTAATTGCTCCTATTGACTTATATTTAGGTCGTATAGGATTAATTTTGGAATTGAGGGGTAAAACGAGAATTATCGGTATTACGGATCAGTGGACACAATGACTTTTCCGACCTCTCCATGATACTATTTATTCTTTCCTCGCGGCATTGCCCGAGGATGGAACAAATGATCAGTTGAAACCGGTAAAGGAAATGTTAACAAAACGTCCTAGTCAAGAATTCTTCTCACTAGACCTTTCGGCAGCAACGGACCGTCTACCTGTTTTATTACAGGCAGACATCCTTGATGCCCTGGGTTTAGGAGGAACTTATTGACGGGATATTTTGAGTCGACCTTATTTACATGAGGAAGACACTTACCATTACGTGGTCGGTCAACCGATGGGGGCTTATTCATCTTTTGCAATGTTGGCCATGACTAACCATTTGATTGTTCATTTGGCAAACCTTCAAGTGAGTAATACTCCCTTGCTTAAAGACACTGGAATTTATGCAGTTCTCGGTGATGACATTGTCATCGCCGATCACAGGCTGGCAGCTCAATACTTTAAACTTATGAATGGAGTTCTTGGTGTTGTTATAAATCCTATTAAAGG